TTGCACGGTCAAGAGCCATAATCATGGCAACCGCACCGTCAATCTTCTCTGTGGATTTTTCTTTATCTGGCTTGATGTTTCCAGCAGGATCTCGCTTGATGAAGATGTTGTCCATCATCCAACGAAGAACCGGCTGACCACCATGTGCTATTTTTTTCTCCAATGTCAATTTCATTAGTTCTTTTGTTGGCGGTGACATATCCTTATATCCCTGCCCAAACTGTACTAAAGTAAATCCCAAATCTTCTAAGTTTTGCGACATCTGCACCGCACCCCAACGGTCAAAAGCAATTTCTTTGATATGGAATTTCTTCCCCAATTCTTCGATGAAGTTTTCGATAAAACCATAGTGAACCACATTTCCCTCAGTAGTTTTCAGGTAGCCTTGCCGTTCCCACACATCATATGGGACATGATCACGTCTTACTCTAAGTGGCAGTGTTTCTTCAGGGAGCCAGAAGTAAGGCAAAACAGAATATGTCTCATCATCCTCAGTAGGTGGAAAGACAAGGACAAAAGCCGTAATATCTGTGGTACTGGAAAGGTCAAGTCCACCATAGCAAATTCTTCCACGAAGAAATTCTGGAATTACAGGAGCATTACAAGCATCCCATTTCTCCATTGGCATCCATCGAACAGACTGTTTTACCCACTGATTCAAACGTAGTTGTCGGAATGCATTCTCTTCACCTGGATTTTGTCTAGCAGAATTGCAAGCAGCTTCAACCTTATCCATTCCTACAGTAATGCCAAGAGAGGGATTTGCTTTTTTCCAGACTTCTGGAGAAGTCCAGTCTTCAGATTCATCTGCACCGTAAATCACAGGATAGAATGTTGGATCGATTTTTCTGCCCTCCAAAATATCTTTTGCCTTTTGATGTGTTTCATAACAAATAGAATGCGTATCCGTCCCAGCTGTAGTAATGAGAAAATACAAAGGCTGCATTCTCGCATCACCGGAGCCTTTGGTCATGACATCGAATAGCTTTCTGTTGGGTTGGGTATGCAGTTCATCGAACACCACTCCGTGGATATTGAAACCATGCTTAGAATATGCTTCTGCAGATAGTACCTGATAGAAACTATTGGTTGGAATGTATATGATACGCTTTTGTGAGGTCAGGATTTTTACTCTTTTGGAAAGAGCAGGACACATCCGCACCATATCCGCCGCTACATCAAATACAATGGCAGCCTGTTGACGGTCAGCAGCACATCCGTACACTTCAGCACGTTCTTCACCGTCACCGCAAGTTAGGAGCAACGCAACAGCAGCAGCGAGTTCTGATTTGCCTTGCTTTTTCGGAATTTCTACGTAAGCCGTATTAAACTGACGATAGCCATTCGGTTTCAGCACACCAAATACATCTCGTATAATCCGTTCTTGCCAATCAATCAGTTCAAACTTTTTTCCTGCCCATGTGCCTTTTGTATGACATAGGCATTCAATAAAATTCACAGCATAATCTGCCGATTTTTTATTATAATGCGAATCTTCCGCCATAAATTTTGTAGGTCTATAGCCTTTCAGTTTTCGCATTCTCTCACCTCACAACAAAAAAGACCTGCCGAAGCAAGTCTTTGAAAATCATGGTTATGGCGTGCAGATGTGACCTGTTTGCCATGTTTGGTACGACCGCCAGAGCCTTTCGGCTCCGGCTTGTGGGATTTGGTTTTGGAAGAATCAGTTGTACTGTTTCAGCAGGATTGCCAGTGCAGTTTCAGTTTCCTCATCCTCCGGCGGAATATCCATGCCCCGGTCGAAATTGAACACCGTTTTGCCATTCCGCCGCAGGGAGATTTTCGAAGCTCTGCCTTCCTCATATCCAAAAGTGGAAGGCTCCTCGTAATGTTTCACCCAGTAGTGAAAAATGCTTTTTCCTACCTGAATTGTTCCTTCTGTCCACATTGTTTTTTCCTCCAGTTTTCGTTGTTTTTGCCTTTCGGCATGATGTATATTACCATAAACCAAAGGGGAAGTCAACGAAATTTCCAGCATATTCTGCACAAAGATGAAAGCAGAAAATTGTGTATGATACCAACCAAAAAAGCAAGCCCCACGTTGCCCTGTGTGGGGCGTTTGTGAGAAAGGGAAAAACACTCGGAGGAAACAAAACCACGCCGGACAGGGGCAACACAGCGGCTGTACGAGCCGCAGCCCCTTTCGGGGCTTTGGTCTTGGATTGTGGGTTTTGGGTTATCGTCCGGTTTGGCACTCCCATTCAAATTCGCAGGCATTTTCGTACTCCTCATCAAAAAGGGCATCGTCATCGATTTCCTTTTCCGTAAAGTCGATGCCGTCGATTTCCTCAAAGGTCGTTCCGTTTTCCTCGGCATCTGCCTTTGCAAGGCTTTCTGCGTTTTCCTCAACCCATGCAGTGAACTCCTCGTTGTCCATCCTGCCCTCGTTTTCAATCTCCAGTTCGTATTCGTAGTCCGCATCGAACCAGGTGATGACCGCCTTTGTGATTTCGGTTCTTTCGTTCCAGTCCGTTCTGTTTGCCATTGCTCTTGCCTTTGCGATTCCGTATGCTACCATTGCGTTTTTCCAGCCTCCTAAAATCCTGTGTCGGCATACCCGTTCGCCTCGGGCAGCATCCTGCCTCGGCTCAGGGCATCCGTAATTTCGTGGTTTTTTCCCTTTCGGTAACTGTATATTACCATACCTTTCGGCGTATAGCAAGCGGCTAAATGTACAGAACATAAGGCGATATTTCCGCTGTATATTTGGTGGATCTGACACTGGATAAACTTGCTTTTCTATGGTAAAATACAGTACAATGAAAAAGGCATCTCGGAAAATCGCAGCCACCAACCAAGCCCCGCACAGTTCGTCTGTGTGGGGCTGATTTTGGCTTTGGGCAAGTTTTTCGGCAAGTGCTCTGAAAGCCCACACAGGGCAAACAGGGCGGTTACATGGGGAACTTTCGGTGCATTACAGACAGGATTTTCTCCCGTTCCTCCGTGGAAACGCCGATGCTTTCCAGTGCCTGCCGAATGCCGCAGTCCGGGCAAATGGGCGTTTGGTTGTCCGTTCTGGAAAGTGCCGGAACACCGGAGTAGGGTTTTCTGCAAAGTGGGCAGACCGCCGAAACTGGCTTATCCGTTTTCATGGTGGTACACCTCCCGTTCGCTGATGTCCATGGCTTTCCGCAGGTGTTTCAGGTCAAAACCGAACTGGCGGTATCCGTCCACACAGGTGCGGATGTAGGCAGAAGTGGGAATGCCCAGTTTTCGTTCCTCGTGCATGATGTACACAAAGGCGGTCAGCTTTTTCCCGGTTTCTGCAAGGGGAAGTTCCAGTTCCGTTTTGTAGTAGAAATGGGGATACCCCTCATAGCGGTCGAGGGCAAGTTCATCTCGTTCCGACATCGACCAGACTGCCGCCGGAACGGTACAGCCCTGCTTGGGTTCGATGGTCAGATAGGAACCGGTCTTACTGCCCTTGAACAGCAGCTGGTAATTTGGAATCTCCGCAGTCCCCACAATTCTGGCATCCGGGCAGCGGAACTGCATCTGTTCCACGTTCAGATTGCTGCCGTAGGCAAGGTAAAACTTTTTCATGCAATCAAATCCTTTCTGAAAGGGATACCCTTTCACCACCATAAGACCGCCGAAGCGGTCTGGTGTAGCTGGTAGCAAAAGGCTGTCTCTTTATCTGCCGAACCGGAAGGCGGCATCGCCGTCCAAGTTTCTGGTGAGGAACGTTCTGGCGGTGGCGAACTCCTCGCCAACCAGACCCAATCGAATCAGCCATGTTCGCATGGCGAATTTCGGATTTTCCGTTTGCTGTGGCTTTGGACTTGCTGTTTTCAGTTCCTTTGCCATTTCGGAAAGGGCAAGGCAAAGCTGAATGTAGCTTTTCAATTGCCCAGCATGGAGTCCATTTTTCTTTTCAGCTGTAGGCTTGTCAAACTGGAAAAGTCTGAATTCGATTGTTCCCTTTGTAAAAGTTGCGTGATAGTTCAGCATATGGTATCGGCTGTCATTGTAGTGCTGATTTCTGCCGTAATTTGCACCGTTTGTCGTATACCAGATGTCTGCAAACTGTGCCATGTTGGTGGGCTTTTTCCGGTTCAGCTGTTCGATGAATTGGGGATTGACCGTTCTGCAATATCGGTTCATTCTGCCTTGGTCGATTTTCAGGGCATCTGCAATCAGCCGTTCGTGGCTCGCCATAAGGTTGGCGAGGTTTCGCAGAGTTTGTGGTGTGTGTCCGTTGGCACCGATGTGAATGTGAACCCCGGCTCCGATGCCTGCATGGCTGATTGCTCCGGCTTTGCGAAGCTTTCTTACCAGTTCCTGCAAGGTTTCAATGTCCTCGTATTTCAGAATCGGCGTGACCAGTTCGCACTTTTCGGCATCGCATCCTGCAATGCTGACGTCTTTCTGGAATTTCCATTCTCTGCCCTGTGCATCCCAAGCCGACCAAGTGCTGTAGCCGTTTCGGCTGGCGGTGTATTCGTATCTGCCTGTGCCGAAATGGTCGGCGGCAAGCTTTGCAGCTCGCTCTCTGGTGATGTGGTTCATCTCAATCTCCACGCCAATGGTCTGCTTTTTCAGGTTTTCAATCTGTCTTTCTGTTTTAGCGTTCATAATGTTTTCCTCCGTAATTTCGGGCTTTTTTTCCTTTCGTTGTAACCATATTAACTCTAAACGGAGGAGATAGCAAGCGGCTAAATCTACAGAAAATGAGGTCAAAAGATTGTGTAGAATACACGCTTGCAATCCTTGCGATTGTATGGTAACATACTGTACAATGGAGGAGGTGCCGCCTTATTTTTTCGCCTCGGATACGGTCTGGAAACTGTCGATTTCGGGAATCAGAGCAAGGGAAGAACCATTCTCCCACCGCATATGAATAGAACCCGCATCGTCAATGTGCGTGACCTCGCCGACTGTTCCGGGAAGAATCGGATATTTTTCATTCCGCATAGAAATCAGCTGTAATTTTGTTCCCTTTGGATACTGCTTTCGGAGTTGCTCCAGATACGATTTACTCGGAAATTGCATCAGTATCACCAACCTTTCTGAATGCGGAATTGCCGGACAGATGCCGAAGAATGACCTTTCTTGCCGCCTTGAATTCTGCTCCCACCATTCCCAGACGAATCAGGAAACACCGCATGGTGTACTTGGGATTGTCGGAGGTGTCCGGTTTGCGGTTGATGCGGCTTTGGTTCTTGGCAAATTCGCAGAGCATGGAAATGAAGGTGCAGTAGGCATCTGCATCACCATCCTGTTCGACCGTGAACCACGGGAATTCCACTTTTTCATCCGATGGAATGATGTCCAGCGAATCCGTTTGAAAAGCTGCCTGAAAAAGGGAAGCCTTGTTTTCGCAGATCTGTCGGAGATTGCCCAGTGTATGTTCCGTGAAGAAATCAGCTGGCATCTGCACAGTCAAGCCTTTAGATTCCGGTTCTGATGTGTCTGGAACAACATAGCCCCGATTTGCCAGTTCGGCAAGAAGCCGTTCTGTTTCCTTATGGTCGGCTTGGTCACTGATTTCCAGATCCCCGGACTTGGTAACGGTGTAGCATTCCCCGATTTGGTAGGCACAGGTGGGCATGAATTGATATACTGCCGGAATGCCGATAATCTCACTGATGGCTTTCACCAGTTCCTTTCGATTTTGACTGTGATAAGTAATGGTCATGTGAAAAACTCCTTTCTTTCGGCGTTTTTGCTTTCGCCATGACACATATTAACTCTGTTTCCCACAGATAGCAACTGTGAGATGTGTAGAATGTTTCGGCGGTCATTTGTAACAGATCACAAATCTGCCCAGACAATTCCGGCAAGCACAAAAACAGCAACATTCAGACAGATGCCATTCCCCCAAAGGCGATACTCTGCTGCATCACGATATGGATCTTGCAGCCATTTCTGTACCATCTTTCGGCTTTTGGGACGGCTCTCCGGTTTTACCGCTTTTCGGTATTCTTCAAAAATAGCTGCCCATCGGTCGATTTCTTCTTCTGTGGGATTTTCCGATGCCAGGTCACTGCACCATTGATCCGGAAATCCCTGCAGTCTTGCACATTCCTGCGGTGTCAGTCTGCGAACCGCATAACCGCTGGAAACGATACTGGGGTCTTTGTGGTCCCGTGCCAGCAGTGTAGGGGTCGTTTCCCGAAATGCACTGCTGAAATTTCCCGTAGAAGCAGCATACACTGCATGATGGTCGGTAGCATTCAAAGTGAAAGCGACCTCTTTGTTGACACCGCCGCCCTGCGGTCCGTTTTGGTCAGACCGACCGACCATTGAACCCTGCAAAGCATAACTTTCCAGCACAGCAATACCGCCTTGATTTTTGGCTGGTGACTGGTCGCTGGTGTCCAAAGTACGGGCAGTGTCTGCCTCATAAATGCCGCTGTGCGGATTACCGGAAAGCATGGCATTGCTGGAAAAGGAACTGATGCCGTATGCTTTCGGCTGAAATACCGTCTGGTCATTGTTGCAGGACAGCGTAGCAGATTTGTTTTCCTGTATCAGACTGCCTTTTCCACCGCCGGCTTTTCCGCAGCGAATCTTCAGTGTTTTCGGTGTATCCATCAACAGCGGAACATTTCCGCCGCCGGTTCCGCATCTGGAAGTCAGTGTCTGTACTTTTCCGTTCTCAGAGATCTGAAGACGGCTGTCAGCAGGATGATTTTCCAGTACACAAGGCGGATGATGGGCTTCTGCACGAAGGGTGGCAGTGCGTTCTTTCAGAATGTCTATGCGTTCTCCGCCCTGGTCACACAAGCACAAGCCTGCCGTTCCAGAGCTGTCCGCAGCACTTCCGGCAGTTCTTTGCCACGCACGGAGGCTCTCCGCAGAATACCCTGACAAGCCTTCGGACTCAAATAGTATTTTTCCGGCACTTGTTCCGTCAAAATCTGCGACAAGAAAGATCCGTTTTCTTCGCTGGGGCACTCCCCAGTATTGTGCATCAAGAACTCTCCATGCGAGGGAATAGGATTCTGCCAGAATCTCTCCGGCTTTTGTCCATTTTCCCGCAGGTCGAGGAATTGAAATGCTGCTGTCTTTGACCGAACAGATGGCTTCGAGGACACAGCGGAAATCTTCTCCGCCGTTGGAAGAAAATGCTCCGGGGACGTTTTCCCAGACGATGTATCTTGGGTATTTGCCATTGCTTGCACACCTCATTTCTCGGATGATACGGATCGCTTCGTGAAACAGAGAAGAACGGCTGCCGTTCAGACCGGTTCTTTTTCCGGCGATGCTCATATCCTGGCATGGACTTCCAAAGGTGATGATGTCCACAGGCGGCAGCTTTGCACCATGCAGTCCGCTGATATTGCCGAAGTGTTGTACCTGCGGCAGCCGTTTTTCTGTCACACGAATGGCAAACGGTTCGATTTCAGAAGACCAGATAGGCACAATGCCAGCTAACAGTCCGGCAAGCGGAAAACCGCCGCTGCCGTCAAAGAGGCTGCCAAGGGTGAGATTACGCATCTGACACCTCTACTTCCGAATATTCCATTCGCTTCCCATCCCGAATCAAATACACATCATCGGAATTTCCGTCATGGAGTTTTGTGTACCTTTCAACGGCTACATCAACAAACTTCGGTTCCAGTTCCACACCGAAGCACACACGATTTAGCTGCTCACAAGCAACAAGCGTAGATGCACTTCCCAGAAATCCATCCAGCACCATTCCGTTTGTCTGTGTACACTGGGAAATCAGATAGGCGATCAGCGGCACCGGTTTACTGGATGGATGTCCGCAGCCGTCCTCTTTGCTGTTTTTAATGCGGTCAAATTCAAATACCGTTTTCTGTTTCTGGTCACCATACCAGATATGCTTTCCGTCTTTTTTCCAACCCCAGATAATCGGTTCATGGATATACTTCCAGTCAGTTCGGGTGAGAACAAGGCGGTCTTTCTTCCAGACAAGTCCTGCACCGACCTTGAAGCCTGCATCTTCATAAGCATCATGAAATACACGTGCCTTGGAGGTGGCATAAAACACATAAATGCTTGCATCCTTCGCCATGGCATCTTTGAATCTCTCAAATGCAGATTTTAGAAACGCATATCCTTTTTCATCATCAAGGTCATCATTCTTGATTTTGCCTGATGTGCTTTCCAGATTGACAAGATACGGCGGATCTGTGCAAACCAGATTTACTTTTGTGTTTCCAAGAAGTGCTGTATAGGTTTCCGGTAAAGTGGAATCACCGCAGATAACGGTGTGCTTTCCAAGATGCCAGATGTCACCTGTTTTGGATTTGCAGGGCTTTTCCAGTTCTGCATCTACATCAAAATCATCCTGTTTTGCTTCATCGCTGTCAATCGCAAACAGGTCAGCAATTTCAGATTCATCGAAACCAGTCAAACCAAGGTCAAATCCGAGATTCTGCAACTCTTCCATCTCAACAGCAAGCAGTTCTTCGTCCCAGCCTGCATCCAATGCCATCCGGTTGTCAGCAAGAATATACGCTTTCTTCTGTGCTTCTGTCAGATGGTCGGCATACACACAGGGGACTTC